ACGGTCGGATGTTCTTCGACAAGGATGCACTTCATCGTCTGAAGCAGGATTCCGAAGACGCCCGCGATCAATTCCTCGCTGGCGCCTGCCTCATCTGGGCCAAGCCGCAAGTCGGCAAGACCTATATCCTCGCCATCGATCCTGCGTCTGGCGCCGAGCTGGATGAGACGGAGGCGAAGAAGAAGAAGCTCGATCCCAGCGCAGCGGTGCTGCTCGAGCGCGAGACAGGCGCTCACTGCGCCACGCTGCATGGCTACTTCCACCCGGAAGACCTCGCGGCGAAGGCTGCTGCACTCGGCTGGATCTACAACCAGGCCATCATCGTCGTCGAGCGCTCGAGCACGCACGTCACGATTCACTCTGCGCTGAAAAAGTGGGTGCGTCTCAACGCCGAGATGAAGCCAGACCCGCTCGTCGGCGTCGGCTACCCGAACGTCTACGTGGCGGAAGACCGGCACGAAGGCTTCGCAATCTCGCCGTCTTCACGCGCCGCCATTCTCGACGGACTCGAGGTAGCCGTCCGCACGGGCGCATTCAAGACGCACGACCTCGCGCTCATCAAGGAAGCGCAGCTCTTCATCGTCAAGGACGAGAAGGCGCAGGCCGCAGCAGGCGCGCATGACGATCGAATCCTCGCGACAGCCATCGCCTGGAAGCTCATCTCGGTTCCTGTTGGACTTCAGGCATCTGCCTTCCAACAGCCACCGTCAATTGCCTTCGAGCGGACGCCTGCCTCTTTCGAGGGCATGACGAACCAGCAAGGCATCAGCGCTCTCATCGAAAACGAACAGCGGCGCTGGGCTGGCGGGGCGGCCGACAACGGCTCCTCGAACGGCTGGACGGTGCAATACAACAACACCGACGTCGACGGCTTCTAGTCCTCGCGTCACACCGGTGTGACGCGAGGACTCATGAACGAAAACAACATCGCGTACCTGCCGGGATATACGCCCGACACACCGCCGGATGGAGCTGTTCCCGTTCCGGACGTGGTGCAGTTTACAGGGACCATCACCCCGACTCCGACGCCTTCGCAGCCGGCAGTAGCGTCAGGAGCGCGCAACGCTCCCTGGCCTCTCATCGACAAGTACCCAACGATCATTGGGTCCGCACTCTCCCTCTCGTACCTCAGCTCGGTCTATCGCCTCGCGCTGACCGGCTGGCGTCGCGACTATGTCGACGCTCTCTCCGAGCTGCTCGAGCGCGATCCGCATCTCTACGCCGTGCTCATGCAGCGCGTGCTCACGGCATGTGGCGCGCGCATCGTTCTCTCGCCGCGCGACACGAAGTCGAAGCGCTGCGTGAAGATGGCGGCCGACGTCCAGGGGATGGTCGACAGCATGGAAGGCTTCCGTCAGGCCCTCGCGACGCTGGTGTTCTCCGGGCTCTTCTACGGCATCGGATCCGCAGAGGTTCAATGGGAACCCATCGCGCGTCGTACGCGAACCGGCGCCGTCGCCGGCTTCGTTCCGAAGAAGCTCCACTTCATCCACTCGCGCCGGCTCAACTTTCCGGACGCGTGCAGCTGGGACCTCTGCATTCAGGATCAGGGCATGGTGACGGTCAAAGACCGCTACCAAGCGGGATCCACGAACAGCATGTTCGGGATGCGCATCACCGACTATCCCGGCACCTTCGTCACCTTCGCTCCGCAGCTTCATGCGGACTATCCGACGCGCGAAGGCGTCGGGCGCATCGTCGCGTTCTGGTCGGCTCTCAAGACCATGGGCGCTCGAGGCGCGGCACAGTACGTCGAGCGCTACGCCAAGCCGTGGGCTCTCGCCACCTACGCTACGACGTCGACGGGCGTCCCGCGTGCGGCGGAGTCGTCGGCGCAGAACAACGACGTCGGCGCTGCGAACGCAGCGCTCATGGCGCTCGGTACAGGCTCGCTTTCCGGCGCGGTCGTTCCCGACAGCGTCAAGATCGACCTTCGACAGATCACCGGTTCGCGATCGAATCTCGGTCACAAGGACTGGATCGACATCTGCAACTCCGAGATGTCGAAGGGTGTTCTTGGTCAATCGGACACGACCGGTGGTGGCGAAGGCGGCTCGCGCGCGAAGTCGTCCGTGGCGAAAACTGGCTCTGACCAGATCGCGCGGCTCGACGTCATGCTCATCTCCGACTGCCTCCAGACTTGCCTCATCGACTGGATCGTCAAGTACAACTGGCCCGCTGAGTACGACAAGCGGCCCATCATCACGCTCGCCGTCGACCCTGAGCCCGATCCGTATGGCGTCGTGAAGCTCGCCACGATGTTCGCAGGTGCGGGAGCGCCGGTGGACGTCGACGACATCGCACGCACGATCGGCATCAAGCTCGTGACGAAGGGCGACAAGGATGCTCGCCAGATGGCGCCGCTGAAGCCGGTCGACATCTGGACCCTCAATCCCGACCGCTACGAGCAGCCCGTAGTGGTGCCTCCGCCCGAAGCCGATCCTTCTACTTCTTCCGAGGACGGTGAGGGCGGGGGCGACGGGTCTTCTGACAACGAGGGTGACCCGAAAAAGGTTCCTCCCGATGGCGGGGGACCGAAGAACCCGAACACGAATCCGGATGCGGTCGACCAGGGCAAACGTGCACTGACCGATCGTGACGAAGACGACTTCGAGGACGACGAAGACGACGAAGACGACGACGAGTAGTCGTCCCCTCCAACGAAAGAAGAGACCATGCCCGCTACGCTTCCGGTTGCCGATCCCACGAATTCGACTTACACCCCGGGCCTCGCAACATCGCTGCAGGCGATGAACGGTCAAGGCGACGCGATCCTCACGTTCCCCGTGAGCTTCGCGAGTACGGACGCGCAGGTGCTCTACACCGTGCCGGTCGGTATTCGTCTCCAGATGGGCCGCGCCTTCTGGGAGGTCGTCACACCGTTCACGGGAGGTGCCTCCAGCGCCATCGGCGTCAGCTCGTCGAACGCGAACGCAAGCACGAAGGGCGACCTTCTCGGCGGCGCTACCGGCGATGTCGCTGCAAACCTCACGGCGGGATTCAAGGGAACGGTTGGTACGCGCGTCGCTTCCTCGGGACTCGTCGTCCTCGTCGCGGGTGACACCATCCGCTTCGATCGCATCACGTCGGCCTTCACCGCGGGCGCGGGCAACCTTCACATCCCTGTGCAGCTCGTCCCGACGTCGTGAGTCCTCGCATGGCCTATCCCCGAAACGTCACGCTGATGACTTCGGTCCTTCTGGACCTTGGCTCATCGGACGTGCACGTCGACTCAGCGCCGGGAGGCAGAAAGAAGTCGAAGATGACGATCGAACAGCTGAAGAAAGCGCTCGCCGACAAGGAGATCACGCAGGAGCAGTACGACGCGAAGAAGAAGCTCCTCGATGACGGCGGCGACGCGACGGAGATGGGCAACGGTCCGACTCCCGCACCGCCGCCTGCAAGTTCCGCCGAGATGACGGACCGCGGCGAAGGCGTCCTCATCGAGATGAAGAGTGCGGAGTCTTCGGCGCCGGTCTGGATTCAGATCGCGAAGCAGGGCGCCTTCCGCGGTCACGCGGCAGGCAAGTTCGAGATGAACGCGCAGACGTTCACCGAGATCATCGCCAACTTCAACGCGCAGTCGAACAAGTTCATCCCCATCGACTTCGAGCACGCGTCGGAGCAGCATCCGACCCACGGCTCGATTCCACACTCTGGCGCTCCGGCGCAGGGATGGATCACGCAGCTCGAGCTGCGTGCGGATGGGAACCTCTACGGTCTCACGACCTGGGGGGATCTGGCGCGCGGCTACATCAAGAAGGGGCAGTACAAGTTCCTCTCTCCCGCAATCGTCTTCGGCGCGAAAGACCGCGTGACGGGCAAGTCCATCGGCGCGCGTCTCTCGAGCGCCGCGCTGACGAACAACCCCTTCCTCGACGGGATGCAGCCCCTCGCGGCGAAGCACACCGAGAAGTCCTCGACCGTCGACCCGACTGCGATGTCGGCGATTCGTACGTCGCTCGATCTTCCCGAGTATCTCGATCAGGGAGCGGTGCTCTACACGCTCTCGACGATTGGTGAAGACACGAAGCGCGCGGACAAGCTGCGTGACGCTCTTCGACTCCCGCTCACGATGTCCGCCAAGGACGTCTTCAACGAAGCACGCATCGCGTGCGGTGCAATCAACCCCCCGACCGTCGCCGTCGCGCCGGTCACGAACAACGACAACGAACCGCCGACGGCAGAAAGAATGACGAATATGGCTGGCGAGAACAAGGACAAGGACACCGAGATTTCGGCTCTCACGCTGAAGCTCAGTGCCTCGGAAGGAAGGGCCACGGCGCTTCAGAGCGAGCACGTGGTCCAGATGAAGGCGATCGTGGACGAGAATGCGGCGCTCAAGCTCCGCATCGAGCAGTTCGAGACCCGTGAGGTCGAAGCGCTCGTCGACACCGCGATGAGCGTATGGGGCGAGAAGAAGAGCCTCACGGCCGAGTCGCGTCCGCACCTGATGCGCATGGCGAAGAACGACCGCGAGGGATTCGTCGCGCTCTTCCCGCCCCCGGTCAAGGGAGCGCCCCCGCCGCCCCCGGCGAAGCTGATGGCCGCTGGCCAGCACGTCGTCGCTCCGACCACCACCCCGGTCGAGGCGTCTCCGGGCGCGCAGATCGTCAACATGGCGGAGATCGATCACTCGGTTCCTTCGCACGAAGATCTCGCTGCGAAGCTCATCATGGACGCCAAGGCCATCGGGAAGCTGATGACTCGCGAAGAGGCGTTCAACAAGGCATTCACCGAGCGCAAACGGCTCGTCACCGCGGCAGCCCAGAAGGCTTTCGTCGGAACCGGAGGTTGATTCATGGCTGTCTACAATCAGATTTCGCACATCCCGATCCAGAACGCGGATATCGCGTTCAAGAACTACTCCGGCGTCGACATCCCGTCTGGCACGGCCTTGCTCTTCGACGTCACCAACAAGGGTGACATCAACAACGCCGCTGGCGTCGTCGTTCCGACCGCTGCTGGCGGCGTCGCGAAGACGGCTGGCGTCACCATCGAGCGCATCCCCGCCGGCCAGACCGGCCGCGTGCGCATGCTCGGCGGCGCCGTCGCCGTCGCGAACGCGACGATCAACCCTGGCGACATGGTCCAGATCGACGACACGACGGGCTTCATGGGAACCGTCAAGATCGCGACGGCGACGAATGAGATTCTCGGCAAGGCGCTCAGCGCCGCTGTCGCCGGTGACCCGGTTCTCGTCTGGGTCAACGTCACCTCCCACAACTGACAACGAGAAGGGAAAACAAGTCACATGAGTTTCAAGCTTCTCGATGTCACCGATGCGAATGGCACGACTGTCCAGTCGGGCCAGGAAATCGATCTGGTGAACAACACCATCCAGCTCCGCGATCGCGGCGGGCAGCTGGTCCAGATGGATCTCGGCCAGGCCGACGTCCATATCGACAGCGCCCTCGCCGGGTACGCAGCGGGCTTCCAGCTGCAGGAAGGCGTCGCGGACTACGCGTCGCCCCCGGTGATGGTGCCCCACGCGAGCGATCGCTACTACACCTGGGACAAGGACGACACGTTCCAGCTCGTGCAGGACATCGCAGCGTCGCCCGGCAGCGCGGTGAAGGAAGTCTCGTCTCGCCTCTCGACCACGCCCTTCCAGACGCGTCAGTACGCGCTGCAGGCGTTCGTGCCCACCGAGGTCCAGGCGAACGCGGACGCGCAGATCAACCCGCAGCTCGCTGCGATGCGCCGCATCATGAACGCCATGATGCTCGCGCGTGAAATCCGCGTCGCGAACCTCCTGCGCACGTCGGCGAACCACGCGATCGTGAACACGCTCACCGCGTCCACGAAGTGGAACGGCGGCGCCTCGTCGAACCCGATCCAGGATCTCCTGTCGATCGTCGAGGGCAGCCTCCAGCCCATCACCGACATCATCATGTCGCCCCAGGCGGCCCATGCGTTCATGCAGAACGCAGCCGTCCAGAAGTACATCGCGTACAAGCCGAACGTCCCGGGCCTCCCCAGCGCTCTCGGCACGTCCACCACGGGTGCGGGCTCGCTCGATTCTTTCTCCGCGATCCTCGGCCTCCCGCCGATCCGCATCGCGGCGATGAAGTACAAAGCGACGGCCACGACCTACCCGTACATCTGGGGCGGCGACGTGCTCCTGCTCCACAAGCCGCCGGCAGGGATCCCCCGCGACGGTCAGGACATCGCTGCGTCGTACACGTTCCGTTGGGACGGCGGCATGGCGGGCGGCGCGGTGCCGAACACGGCGAACAACGGCGGGTTCACCGTCCGTTCGTTCTACAACCCCTACCGCGGCCCGCGCGGCGGTCAGCAGGTGGTCGTGACCATGAACGACATCGAGGTCATGACGAGCACTCTCGTGAGCGGTTTGATCATCGGTGCCTTCCAATGATAGGAGCGTTTCAGTTTCCGTAACGCCGATCGCCTGATACGCTCAGGTGAATGACGAATCGAAAACTGAAACCCTTCACGTGCCGTAGGTGCACTGTCGAGAAACCGAGCGTCGACTTCTACAACAACAAAGTCGGCTCGACGAACCACACCACCTACGGCGCCGTTGGACCCTACTGCAAAGAGTGCGAACGAAGTCGTCTTCGCGGGAAGGTACGAACGGAAGCGGACAAGGCTCGCGAGAAGGCCTACAAATCCACCCCCGAGTACAAGGCTCGCCGCAGCGAGCTACGCAACGCTGCGTGGGCAGCGATGTCTCCCGAAGAGCATGCTGCTGCGAAGCAGAAGCTCATGGACTCGCACTTCAAGCATCACGAGAAACGCCTCGAGGCGATGCGAAAGAAATATCGCGAAGACCCTGTTCATCGCGAGAGCATCTCTGAAGCGCAGCGACGCGCTCGTTCGACTCCCGAGGGTCGCGCTCGCCACAACGAGCTGAATCGCCTGCACTCGAAGACACCGAAGGGTCGTCAGAGCAGCGTCAACAATCGAGCGCGTCGCCGCGTTCGACTACGCGCTACGAAGAGCACACTGACCGTCAAGGAATGGCGGACCATCCTCGAGCGATGGAATCATCACTGCGCGTACTGCGGATCCGAAACAAAGCTCGAACAAGAACACGTCGTCGCCATCTCCAATGGCGGTACGCACACCGCGGACAACGTCGTTCCAGCATGCCTCCCTTGCAACCGCAAGAAGGCGACACACCCCGTCTCGCGACGGTGGCTCATCCATCATCAATCCAAGCTTGTCGGCTGACTCGCTCGGTTCATCAGGAAGAAGAGAAGCATCATGGAAAACAAGATCCCCTCCCGCTCGCAGACCAAGAAGAACGACGCGTACGTCCCCCCGGGAGCGCCTCGTGAGGATGACGAGTCGGAAGTCGTTCACGTGCAGCCTCGGGCCGCACAGCAGCAGCAGGCGAATCCATTCACGAAGCTCACCCCCGCCGCGCTGAAAGCGCGCACGAGCCTCGCAGGCAACTACCGCGTTCGTGAGGGCTACACGGTCTCGCACTCGAACGTCGAGGTCGATGAGAACGGCGAGCCCAAGAAGGGCGACGGCGGCATTCCCCGCCACGGCGTGGCGCAGCCCGGTGAGGTCGTGTTCCTCAATCACGACGACGCGGTCTCCGTGATTCGTCTCACGAAGGACCAGCGCGATCCGAAGAGCGGCCGCCCGAACGGTCCGGCGATCGAGACGGAGACGGCGTACCTCTCGCGTACGGCAGCCGAAGCCGAGCACGCTCGGTTCATGGCAGAAGTGAACGGAGTCAGCGGTCTCGACGCCCTGGATTCCTGATCGGAGGCTCCGTGGCGTACATCACCAAGGCCGATCTAGAAGCAGCGCTCTCACCGGCAACGGTGCTCGCACTCTTCAACGATGAGGACCAGGGCACGGTCTATATGCCGGCTCTGCTGACGCTCCTTCAACGAGCGTCGAACGAGGTCGATTCGTATCTGGCACGGAGCTTCAAAGGTCCCTTCCCCGTCGCGCAAAGTCCCGTACCTGCAATCATCAAGAATTGCACCATCGAGTTCGCCATCGCGTTCTCGTTCGAGCGTCACCCCGAGTACGTGCACACCTTCGGTGAGCAGTACCGCGGCTCGACACGGTACGCGCGAGCTTGCGCGATGGCGGAGCGACTCGCGACGGGACTTCAAGAGACCCCCGACTGGGTTCTTTATCCCAAGGGAACGAACGTGGGCGGCATCATCGTCAACAGCGGTCCCCGCACCATCGTCGACAGTCCTGATGGGACCTACAACGGCGGTGACTTTTAGATGGCCTTCTCCGCGCGGTCCTCGCCGGGTGGCGTCTCCATCGACATGGACCTCGAGGGTGTCGATCTTCTCGAGATCGCGATGCCCTTCGCGATCGAGCGACTCGGCATCGCGCTCACGACGGTTGTCGACCTCGCTGCCGTAGCCGCTGTCGAGGAGATGCAGTCGAACCATCCGTACACGGACCGTACGTGGCTGCTCACCCGCGGCATGACGGTTCGTCGTTTCGGGCGAGTGACGCGCAACATGGCGCAAGCGGCTGTGACCTTCGAGGCGGATTACGCCGGCATGGTGAACGACGGAACGGCGAAGTCGCGACCGTATCCTTTCTTGCCGCAAGGCGAACGCGCTGCGGATCGGAAGCTCGTCATCGAAGGCTTCACAGCTCTTACCGACTTCATCAACACCATCGGAATGGGGTGACCCATGGCGGATCGATATGGAAGGCAGGAACTTCCTGCTCCGGTACCTCTTCAGACGGGATACCCATCGACCTCGAGTCCGGGTGATGAATGCCTCAGCTACCTCGGCGAATTCCTGAAGACCGTCATGGAATTCAACTGCGGGAACCTCTGGGAGTCGTTGGCCCCCAACATTCCGATCGTCAAGCGCATCGTCTGCGACGCGCCTGAATCGGACATGAATGAGCAGTGGCTTCCGGCACTTTATCTCTACCGACCTGGGCGCGAGACGCGCGAGGTCATCGAAACCTTCGAGCAGGTGGCGGACGACTATCGCTTCCAACGTGGCCGCATTGCGGTGCGCTGGGTCATGCCCACGGCGCCGCAAGAACACCGGCGTGTTCGCGATCAGATCATCGATACGCTTCGCAAGGCGATCGATAACGCGTGCAACATCGGACGGCACAAGGCCTGGATCGTCCCTGGTGAAGATGACCCCGCGGCACCGAACTACGATCCCAAGGCTGCAACGCAGGGGTCTTCGCTGCTGATCAACACGGGCTGCTCTGTCATCGAGCTAGACCACGCGAGCGTCGGCACCTACGAGCACAAGATGAAGCCGCCTGCGCTCGCACGCTTCTACCCTGAGATGAAGCTCTCCTTCATCGTCGAAGAGC